AGACACGACCAACAAGATAATAGAGCTGGACAAGAAATACAAGTTTAAAAAAATCTACATAGATGACGGCGGCATGGGAGCTGGCGTTTTAGATCAGTTATTGATAACCAATCAGACCAGGAGAAAGGTCATAGGAATTAACAACGCCAGCCGAGGCATAGACAATCAAGAGAAGAGGAAAAAACTAATCAAGGAAGATTTGTATAACAATCTTTTAAGGCTCATGGAAAGAGGTGAGATACAATTACTAGATGATGATGAACTAAAGGCAAGTCTCAGTTGTATTTGTGCAGAACACAATGTTGAAACTGGGCGGCTGAAAATTTGGGGAAAAGACACGCATATTGCCGAGGGATTAATAAGAGCAGCTTGGGCGGCTAAAGACAAAACTTTAAATATATATATGTATTGACTAAACTATGGCAGCAATTATGACTACAAGCGGGGCAACCCTAATAAAAGCTGGTGCGGGAGTTAGTGCTATTATTTCTGGAACTGGTGCTGAGGGTTTGACAGCCGATGAAATCATAACACAGTTCATCAACGAAGCTGAAAGTCTAATTAATGCCATGACCAGAATTAATTACTCAGACAGCTATGCAGCTCTTAATGCTGATAGTAAACATATACTGTCTGAAGTAGCATCAAGTCTAGCTGCAATCTCTTGTGTGAAATATGACATGGCTGGTTACACAAGTAGAATTGAAGCAGAGGACACAATCAACGTTCTAAGGGACGCAGCACTACGAGGATTATCCTTGTTAAGAGATAAAAAGACAACCACATTTATAGATGGCGCATGATTTTAAAAAATTCCCAGAATTAAGAAACTCGCAGCTGGACATATATTATTTTGACAGCCCACACAGACAAATCACTGAGCCATTTGCGGGCAAGGTTGTGAAGATAACAGATGGTGATACAATACATGTCAAGTGGGAGGAGAGGGAGAAGCCAGTAGTGGTTAGATTTATAGACACCGCAGCCCCAGAAATGAATGAGAGGGGAGGACCAGAAAGTAGGGCATGGCTAGAAAAACAAATCATGGGAGAGGAAGTAGATGTTATGGTAAACAGAAAATTAAGAGTGGGAAAATGGGGTAGAATAATCGGGAGGATTATACACATGGGTCAAGACATCAATCAATTAAGCATAGACAACGGGCATGCAGTTCCGTTTGACGAGAGGAAAGGATGGTTTTAGACTTCGGACAAAATCTTTTCGGTAGTGTAGTAGAAAGTAAAGAAATAATAATCTCTATTCCAGGAGTTTTATTTACATGCGAGTTAAATGCAACAGATAGCAGTGCAAAAAATGAAGCATCAGTAGCAGTAGGCTCACCAGACGGAGATAATTTAGTAGCTCCTCTAATGCTACCAAATGGAATAACCATAGACAGCATCCATATAATAGGAAGTGTTGGAATAAACAACGCCACATTTAAAATCAATTATGGTGGAAGCAACGGTTTATCAAATGTCATGGCAACTGGATTGTGTAATACAAAAGTCGCAGTAAATGGAGTAATAGATAATACAACTTACGGCTATTCAATAGGAGTAATTGACTTAGCGGCAAATGATGTAATATATTATGTCTTATTAAGATGTTCTTATAGTTCTGATGCTTCTTCGGGAGCAGTAGTCGGTGGAGGAGGACCAGGAACTGGAGGACCAGGAGGAGGATAATGGCAGAAACATCAATAACATCATCAACAGCAAGCGACTTAACAAATGTAATGACAGACTATTCTGTAGATAGTCAAGAGACAGACGCGGCTGGAGACCAAAAAGAAACAGAATGGAACAACGAGAACTGGACACAGAACTTCGGCTATTATAAAGAAATACCAGAGCTAGCTTCTGTGATAGATGCTAAAGCCACATGGACTGTCGGTAAGGGATATAAAACAATAGGGACAGATGCAGAGCAGACAATGATGCTATTAGATACAATAAAGGGCTGGGGAAAAGATACATTTAACACAATTCTGGAGAACATGATTAGAACTTATAACATAGCTGGCGATGCGTTCTGTGAAATTGTCCGAGATGAAGAGGACAATTTAATTAACCTAAAACCACTCGACCCAGGTAGTATAACTATTATAGCAGACCAGCGGGGCATGATAAAGAGGTATGAGCAGAAGTCAAAGCACTCTGGAAAGAAGCCAAAGAGGTTTACTGTGGAGCAGATATTTCACCTAGCAAGAAATAGAGTGGCTGATGAAATCCATGGTCAGTCTATTATTGATAGATTAACTACAATTATCTTGATGAAAAACCAAGCGATGGATGATTGGAAGAGAGTGCTGCATAGAAACATAGACCCAATGATGATATATCACCTAGACACAGATGACACATCAGAGATAGAAGCGTTTAAAGCTAAAGTAGATGCGGCAAAGGGGCTGGGTGAAAACATGTATATTCCAAAGGATGCAGTAGTCCCAGAGCAATTATCTCTAGCTCCTAATGCAGCGTTAAATCCGCTGTCCTGGATAGAGCAACTAGATGATAAATTCTACGAAGCAGCACAAGTCCCGAAAATAATAGTCGGAGGAGTGGGTGGAATTACAGAAGCAGCTGTCAAAATAGCTTATCTAGCGTTCCAGCAAACTATTGAAGAAGAGCAGCTATTCATCGAGGAACAGATATTGTCACAACTAAATCTAATAATAGAGCTAGAGTTCCCAGCAAGTCTTGAGAATGAGCTAATCTCAGACAAACAGAAAGATACAACTTCTGGAGCAGCACAGCCAAATGAGACTACAGCGGGGAGTGGGGCATAATGGGAGAGACAACATATAAAGACCCGCCGAAAGGATTTGTCCCTAAAATAGATAATAGGAGTGGGAGGATAAACCCAGAAAGAGCGGCAGCATTATATAGGACTGGTGGTATATGGTATGATGCACAAGGAAACAGATATAGAACTGATGCTTATAAAGGCGGATATACTGAGGAAAATGAAGCAAAGAAAGCTAAAGAGGCTGAGGCAGACCAAGCAGCAGCCAACCAAAGATACGCTGAAGCAAACCCTCCAAAAGCTCAGGCTCCTGTAAGGGCTGAGCCAATAGACCTAACTGGTATGGTCCAAGGAGAAGAGAAGAAACCAGGAGAGCCTGGAACTATAAATCTAAGTCCACAAGAACAAGCCCAACCTCAGCAAGAATTAACTGGTATAGCTAAACTAAGAGAAGAAGATACTCTAATAGGAAACGCGGTCAAAGTCGCAACAGATTGGAAAACTACTGTAGCTCTAGTAGCAACTCTGGGAGCAGTTTTAGCAGCACCAGCAGCGGCGGCAGCGATTGGTGGAGGAACTGGAACAACAGTGGCAAGTGGTGCAGCTGCTAGAAGTGCAGCAGTCGTAGCAACAAGACAGAGTTTTTTGAAAAGTGGGGAGAGTATAATAACAAGAGCCGTGGGTGGTAAGGTCACAGAGAAATTTCTAGTAGGTAAAGTAGCAAGTCAAGCTCTGAGCAAAGGAGCTCAATATGCAACCAACGCAAAGAGTGCAGCACTAACATCATCCATGCTGAGCAAGGCTGGGATGGGAATAGGAGCTGCGTCATTAGTAGCTGGAGCTGCGGGAACTTATCCATTCTCAAAATTCCAACTAGCAGAAGCCACAGATAAAATAGGTATAGCTATGTTTCAAGCAGCTAAGGCTGGAGACGCTGAGGAAGTAGCAAGACTAAATGAGATTATGATGGACATGACAAACCCGTCTGTCTGGGAAAGAATTATAGGAAAAATCCCAATAGCAAATGCTATGGCTGCAACAGCAAAGAATGTGGAAGCTGCAATAATAAGTTCCAACTCACAAGCACAGACAGCATTTAAGCAATTAGAAAAGACACAAGCTGCACAAAATGAGCCGTCATTCGAGGAGCAGAGAGCTGCGGCTGATGAAGCAGCTAGGGAAAGGAAAGTAGAACAGAGAGAAGATGACACTGCGTTCTATGACAAGATAAACAAGGAGAGAGCAGAGACTAAGAGAGAGGAGAGAGAGGAGGAGACAGAATATTATGACAGAATAGAAAAAGATAGACAAGAGAGGAAAGCTCAAGAGAGGATAGAGGACACTGAATATTATGCTAAAATAGCTAAAGAAAATCGGGAGAGAGAATTAAGAGAGAGAGCAGAGGACACTGAGTTTTATGAGGGGTTGAAAAACCAAGGACAAGAACAAGAAGAAACTCCAGCGGAAACTGGAGGGTTACAAGGTGGTCCAGGTAAAACTATGCCAACCACAGACACCCCGTTGGATGAAGCCAAAGACCAGCTAGAGGAAATAAAAGGAAGCCCATTAACCCCGTCAGAAATAAAACAAATAAATGATTGGAACGCTGGGAAATCGGCATTAAACTTTTTATGGTTGGGTAATTTCTAATGACTAAAAAAAAACAACTAATAGACTGGAGAGTTATTTGCGTGGGCATAATTTGCCTTACAGGATTAGAGATATACGCTCTAAGTCAAGGCTTAAACGGAACAGTTTTAAAGGCAGTTCTTGTGGCTATTGCAGTAGCCATTGGAGTTACTATACCAAATCCTTTACAAAAGTGAAAGGAGGTATAAAACATGGATGAAGAAAAAGAAAAACCAAAAACAGACGCAGCTACTAATAATGATGACGGGAGCGAGCCAAAAACAACTCCGCTTATTGAACGAGCGAACGCTACAGCAAAAAGGCTGGAAGAAGCAAACCAAACGATGTCAGAAAATCTTGATAGACAAGAAGAAATTTATGCCAAAAAAGCCCTGGGAGGAATATCAGAAGCTGGAACTGAAAAAGAAAAGCCAGTAGAAATATCTAATGAAGAGTATGCTAACAAGGTAAGAAACGGAGAGATTAATCCATTCAAGACATAATGCACCTTTATTTATTGACGCGAGGGATTAAGCATGAAGTAGATAGATTTATTAATGACCTACAAGCACAATATTTTCCGTTTAAGTATAAAGGCAAACAAAGCTTCGTGCAACTAGCAATGAGACCTATCCAACTATGGGAAGTGGTCATGCCAGAGGATGCGTTGCAAACAGTAATGAACACAACCTTTTCTGGAGATGAAGCTTTTACAAATAACACAGTTTTTAACATGTTAAGGAGGTCTTTAAAAGCTAAGAAGATACCCAAGAGAGATCTATCTGTAGGAAAGAGATTAGTGCATAATAGAAATATTGCAGTATATCCAATAGGAATTAAACCAGACAAGTTTAACGATGACGGGGAAATCTTATAAATACAGATTAAACCTCCACAAACATTATTTTGATACTGGCTACGGCATAACAAGTCTAGCCAAGTATTTTATTTTGGTATTCGGGGGGATGTCTTTTCAGACAGAGTTATCCCTAAAATGGACCATGGTCCTATTAGTGTTCTATGCGGTTTTCTGTTATCTTTTTGGATGGGCGTGGTTTAGATTTGGATGGTATGAGCAGCAGCTGGAGGTCAGTAATCAGTTTAACCTATTCGTCAAGGAGATGCGAAAAGTATATAAAGAAGAAGAACGTAAATAATTTATGGCAATTACAGTAATTTCTGGAGCAACCATCGTTTCTTTATACGGGCAGCCAGCTGGCGAGCCAATCAAATTCACAGTTGCAGATGGCACAGCTATTGGAAAGGGGACTTTATGTATGATTACAGACCCAAGGACAGCTTCGGCTGGAACTACTGGCGCACCTTTTGCGGGGATAGCAGCAGCAGATAAAGAGGCAGACGATGGCTCAGTAAAACTAGCTCTATATACAAAAGGAATTTTTGATCTATATACCGACCCTGGAGAAGCTATAGCGATTGGAACATTAGTAGCAATGAGTGGAGCTAATCTAATTAGACCAGCAGTAGCAACAGAAGTAGAGGGTGGAGATGTAGTAGGAAAAGCATTAGAATCATCAACAACAGCTGCGGAACAAATACAAGTAGCACTGGGGACTTATTAATAATGAACATGGATGAAGAAAAACACGAAGAAGAAACAAAAGAACAAGACGCCGAAAGTGAGGAAGAAGAGTAATGGCAGAGACAGTTGGACAACAAGACCTAAGAGCGGAGAACATTACAAAGACTGTAACTGGTTTTGCACTACAAGAGTATGTCTTTAAACAATTATGCGTAGTTCAATCTAGTTCTGCATGGAAAGAAACATATTTCAAAGAGGGTAAAAGCGACTTAGAAGCTTCTGGGACTGGTAATGCAGTAGAGGAAATTCCAAGACTCGCATCATTCCCACATGGAGAGCCTAACTGGACTGAAGCTAGCTCAAGACATAAGAAACATGGTATGGACAGTAGAATTTCTTGGGAAGATAGTAGAACAGATGATATTGATGTAATGGCTAGAACATTATTAAGAGTAGCAAGAGCAGTTACTCGGTCAGTAGATGCTGAAATATGGGATGTAATAACAGAAAACCAATCAGCAAGCACAATTAATAGTCTAAGTATAACAGCTGGTAGTGAATGGGACTCAGCTACAATCGCTAACAGAGACCCAATCCAAAATATTTTAGATGCCGTCAAGGAAATCCAAGTAGACAATTACAATCCTTTT